AACGAACTGACCGCTCTAAAGCAATTGCCGGTTATTCCGCTTGGCTCTGCTTATGCGCGCGGCGGCTGGTATCCGACGGTTGGGGATCTGGACAGCTTCAATGGCACTGCTCAGCAGCTAAATCTCCCCGGCATTTCCTGGTGGAGCTATCAGCACGCTGAACAAGTACCTGATTGGTGGAGCGCGATCAGCGCGCATGAATGGGAAGAGCCTCCGCCACCGCCATTGACGCTCGAGGAAAGGGTTGCGGTCTTGGAGAGTAAAGCGCATTCACATTAGTATGATTACCGCTAACGAATTCTGGCTCTACGTCTTGCTTGGCTTCTGGGTGGCGGCGGCGATCGGGTTCGTCGTCTCCGTGATCCGAGGGCTGACGCGCTGTTATCCGTCGCCGCCGTATGAGGACGACCTGGATCATTATTGCGGAGACTGTGGACGTAAGATGCAGATCGTCAGGCCCGGAAAGTGGCAATGTCCGATATGCGAGTGATGAATCAATCCTATCTGCCACGCGTAGAAAAGGAACCAGAGCCGTCGTCTTTAGATGGGATGGCGGCTCCAGCCTCCGATTTCTGCGGTCGCTGTAATGAGCCAATTATGAAAAGCGCGGATGTTTATAATATTATCGATAATGGTTCTTATCAAAAGCATGGTTGATGATGGCTGAGAAACCCACCTCCCCCAACGGTAAATGGGCTAATCGTATCGTAGGCGCGGGCGAAGAGGCTCCCGATCAACTGCTGGCGAATCCGGCGAACTTTCGGATTCATCCCGCAATGCAGCAAGCCGCGCTGGAAGGATCGCTGGATACACTGGGATGGGTGCAACAGGTACTTGTTAATCGTCAAAGCGGGAATGTCATCGACGGCCACCTTCGTGTGGCTCTTGCCCTGCGCCATAATCAGCCGCTCGTGCCCGTGCTTTACGTTGATTTGACGGAAGACGAGGAACGCCAGGCTTTGCTCAGCCTCGATCCAGTGGCGGCGATGGCGGCTACTGACCGGGAGAAGCTGGCAACCCTGCTCCAGTCGGTGCAAACCGACGATGAGCGGGTGCGGGCGATGATGAAGGAAATCGCGGAACGGGAGCGGATACCGTTCGGGGAGCAGCCGCCGGAGGACCCGGGCGCGCAGATGGATCGGGCTGAGGAATTGCGGGAGAAGTGGGGCGTTGAGCTGGGGCAATTGTGGGAGGTTGGAAGGCATAGGATTATTTGCGGCGATTGCACGGATCGGGCGGTGGTGGAGAGGGTATTAGATATCCAACCGGGGATGATGGTGACTGATCCACCTTATGGCGTTGAATACGATCCAGGATGGCGAAACGAGGCTGCAGAAAAGGGGCTAATTGCCTTCGCGGCGAGCCGCGAAGGCAAAGTAGAAAATGATGAGCGGGCGGATTGGTCAGATGCTTGGATATTATTTTTAGGAGATGTCGCTTACTGCTGGCATTCAAACTTGCATGCCAGCACAGTTGAGTTGAGTTTTAGACAAACAGGTTTTGAACCTCGAAGTCATATCGTTTGGGCTAAAGATAACTTTGCTATTTCCCGTGGTCATTATCATTGGAAACATGAATTATGTATTTATTTTGTTCGTAAAGGGAAATCAGCTAATTGGATTGGGGGAAGAGCTCAAACAACTTTATGGGAGATCGGATGGGATAAGAATATTGATGGTGGTCATGGTACACAAAAGCCTCTTGAATGTATGGAACGACCAATTCGCAATCATAGATTCGATGCGATTTATGATCCCTTCCTCGGCTCCGGCACCACCCTGATCGCCTGCGAACGCCTTGGGCGCAAATGTAGAGCCGTCGAGATCAGCCCTGCTTACTGCGCCGTCGCCATTCAACGCTGGGTTGATCTGACCGGCGGAGAGCCGAAATTGATAGACGATTAGACGATATAAAAAATGATGACCCAGAAGGAAATGACAGACGATAGAGTGATCGGCGCAATCAATGATACCAAGGGCAACCTGACCATGACGGCCAGGCTGATCGGCTGTGCGCGCCAAACTTTGTATTCATATATCAAGGTACACCCAACTTGCCAAGAGGCATTGGCTACAGCTCGGGAAAGCATGATCGATAATGTGGAGAGCGTGCTTTACTCAAAAGCGTTAGAAGGTGAAGCCTGGGCGGTGTGCTTTTTCCTGAAGACTCAGGCTAAACATCGTGGTTACGTCGAACGGCAGGAATTTGCAGGCGCCAAAGATGGTGATCCGCTGAAAGTTCAGATTATCGAAGTGGTGAAGAGTGGCGAGAGTGGCGAATGACCTGGTTACATTCAAGGATGGCAAGGCAACGCTTGATTATCATAAAGGCCAGGATAAGGCATGGAAGAGCACGCGCCGGTTTATCTTTATCATCTCCGGGACCCAATCTGGCAAAACTTCTTATGGCCCTTGGTGGCTCTACCGCGAGATCCAAAAGTGCGGGGTTGGCGATTACCTTTGTGTAACTGCCACCTATGATCTTTACAAACTGAAACTGCTGCCTGAAATGCAGCGGGTATTCTGCCAGATGCTTCCAGGCTGGGAATACCGCGCCAGTGATCGGGTGATCGCCACCCTGGATGGCAAGACCCGGATTGTCCTGCGTTCTGCTGAAGCCGAAGGTGGCTTGGAAAGCGCTACGGCGAAAGCAGCCTGGTTAGATGAATGCGGCCAGGATCGTTTTCGGCTCAGCGCATGGGAAGCGATCCAGCGGCGGTTGTCACTCAGTCAGGGGCGGGTGCTGGGAACAACTACCCCATATAACCTGGGCTGGCTGAAGACTGAGATATTTGACAGATGGAGAAATGGCGATCCAGATTATGACGTTATTCAGTTCAAATCGATTATGAACCCTTCCTTTCCGGCGACAGAGTATGAACGGGCAAAGGCTACTTTACCGGGTTGGAAATTCCGCATGTATTATGATGGCGAGTTTGCCAGGCCGGCTGGGATGATCTATGAGGACTTCGATGATACGGTTCACAAAGTGGCCCCCTTTCCTATCCCCCAGGAATGGCCGCGCTACGTGGGAGTTGACTTCGGTGCTATTCACACCGCGATGGTCTGGCTGGCTGAGGACGTGGAGCATAAAGCGTATTATTTATACAGAGAATATATGGAGGGTAGCCGGACAACTGCTCAGCACGCGGCAGTTGCCAAGGAACACGCTAAACATGAGCGGGTGGTGCGCTGGATGGGCGGGGCGAAGTCGGAAAGCCAATATCGCTGGGATTGGGCGGCGGCGGGAGTACCGCTCCAGGAACCACCTGTACCGGAAGTGGAGACGGGTATCGACAGGGTAACGGAATTATTGAAGTCAAAGCGGCTATTCGTATTCGATAACTGCCGCGGAATATTGGACGAGTTCGGGACTTACAGCCGAGAGCTGGATGAGTATGGGCAACCGACTGAGAAAATTAAGGATAAAGAAACGTTTCACCGATTGGACGCGCTGCGTTACTGCGTCCTGGGATTAAAGACTGGTGTATTCTTCAGGTAAAACTATGATCCGTAAACCATCCACAATTCAACGAGCGCGTGTCGCCTGGCAAGTATTTCGCTATGGCTTCCCGCGCTCTCCTATGGCACGCCCGGCAAGCAAGCAGGCACCATTCATGTGGCCGGCCTGGCGCGAGGGACAGGCGCAATGGCAGATTGTCGATATGCAGTCCTATATCGATGAGGGCTTCAATCTCAACAGCCTGATTTATTCCGCCATCATGTATAAAGTGCGCTCGATTGGCATTCCTAAGCCGCGCGCCTATACCGGCGATCCCGATAAACCGGAGTTGCTGCCATCCGATCATCCATTATCTAAATTGATCGCCCGTCCTAATCCGTCGCAGTCCTGGCGCGAGTTTCAGGGAGTGCAGGATGTGTATCTCAACCTGGCGGGCAATGCCTATACCTACCTCGACCGACCTAAGCGTGGGGGATTGCCAACGGCTATGTATCCATTGCGCCCTGATCGAATGTATATCGTCCCGGGCAACCGAGCTATCAAAGGATTTGTTTACGTTCCCGAGGGGCGCGGGGTTGGCGATGGTATCCCGTTTTTGCCTGAGAATATCAGC